TTACCAATCCAGAGATGCCAAGGCTTGCATGGCTTCGCCGGACAAGGCGCGGCGCTGAGCGCCCTTCGTGTAGATCTCCGATGTCTTGGCTTGCGAGTGCGCCATGATCGACATGATCTGGTGCTGACTGCAGCCCGCTTCGGCCAGCAATTCCGCGACAGCCTTGCGTACGCCGTGCGACGACTTGCCGACGATGCCCGCCGCCTTGCACCATTTCTGGATGCGGTTGCGCAGGCTTTCGGGTGAAGAAAACGGCTTCCCATGTTCGTTCAGGATGTAGGCCGCACCGACAACCTTCGCGGCGCGCGTGGCTGTGAGGAGGGGCGGCAGCATCGGGATCGCGACTGGGGCTGACCCCTTCTTGCGCGGTTGCCATTCGAGCCAGACTTCTCCGTTTCGCTGAACCTCGCTGTCGCGGCCCAGCCAGATCGCATCACCGATTCGGCAAGCGGTGAACATCTGCAACGTCAGCCAGAGATGCGCAGGGGTGCCGCGCTGGTGCTTGGTTTTGAACTTCTTCAGGTCGTCGGCCGTCCAAGGCTTGGCCCCGCCGCGGCTTCGATGGATCTTCGCCACGCCATCCGCCGGGTTGTGTGAAATCTCTTGGCGTTCCATCGCCCAGGCGTACATCGCGCGACAGGCTTTCATGAGATTGTCCGCCTCGGCGGGCGTTGCTGACCAGGCATCCCTGATTCGCACGAATGCAGCCTGCGGCGCTTCCATGGACAAATCGCCATAGCGTCCGTCGTCATCGATGTAGTCGCACAGTCGACGCATCATCGATCGGCGCTGCTTGAGCGTGAGTGGCGATGCCAGTTTTGCTTTCACGAGTCGTTCGAGATGTTCGATATATCCCTTCGCCAGCCAGTCCAGGGACTTTCGGGCAGGATCGGGCTTCCCGGTTGGTGTCCATTCCGCACCGGCACGGGCTGCGAAGTAGTAATTCGCAAATTCGGCATCGTCTGGCCCGACGGGGATCGCAATTCGCTTCTGCTTGTGCCCTTCCACGCGGACGCGGTAGCGCGGCTTACCATTTCGGTGCTTCTCGATCAGAAGCCCAGGGTAATTCACACGCATGTCAGCCGATCTTGCTCCACTGCCTCGGCCCCTTGGCCGGGACCTGTTTCTCAGGGTGTTCTGCCTCGGGTGCCGTGATGATGATTCGGCCCTCGGGCGTGACCTCCATGCGGCCGACTGCCAGGCCCGCATCTTGCCAAGCGGACAGCGCCCGGCGCATCGCTGCATCTGTAGCTCGTGGTGCGCCCATCAGCCCCCCTTTGCCTGCTGGTCCAAGGCAGCGCGTTTCAGCGCATCATACTGCGCCCACGCATTGCAGACAGCGCAGCCTGGATCGTTGGGGTCGTCAGGATCGGGCGTGATCGGTTCGGCGCAGCGTTCGCCCCAATGGGCGGTGATGGCTTCGGCAATGTAGTCGGTGGCGTCAGTGGTCATTGTCGGATTCCTTTTTCCCGCTGGCGAGGATCTCGGCGGCGATGCGTCGGGCCTGCCTCTCACCCGTCCCCCAGTTTTGCTCTGCCGCGTTATGTTCCGCCAGCCCAACGCGCTCATGCTCGATCGCCTCGCCTTCCTGGGTAGCCGTCCAGTCCCGGCAAATATTGATTGCCAGCTTCTGACCGATCGCATCGACCAGTTGCGCATCGCTGATCCCGCCGCGGCGCTGCATGTCCCAGAGCAGCATCCAGCAATCGGCATGCTCGATGGCGTCGGTCGGTGCAGCTGCGACCTCCAGCGCCTCTTTGGCAAGGTGCTTGGCCGGGCCTACCGCCGACACGTCACCGAATTGCGCCTGTGACCACGCTGCGTGCTGCGCGCGAAGCTGGGCGAGCCTCGCATCTTTCCGCGCCTCGGGCTGCAACAGGGGGGTACCGGGCGCAGTGGGCAGCGGCATCCAGTCGGTGACGTTGATATAGCTGTCGCCTTCACCATCGCGCCAAGCCTCCAAGGCGTCGCTGCCCGGTCCACCGCGCCGCCAGTTGAGGACGAGGGGTTCATCGTATTCGTTCGTCGCAGCGATGATGGAGGTTCCGTCTTTGGGCGCGGTCTCGATCGGCCGCCAAGCGGAGGCGCGCTGGCCGAAGTCCTTCAGCGCGAAATTCCGATCAGCCTGCTTCTCGGCGTCGAACGCCGTCACCAGCCATTGCGGCTCGGGATGCCATTCAGTCGCCCCGAACCAGATCCGCTTGGGCGTGATGGTCCGCTCGGCCGCCTCCCCGCGGTAGTTGGTATAGATCAGCGTCACCGGCTCGCCTGCGCTGGCGGGGGCGAGGTCGGCCATAGCCTGCGCTGCTTCGTGCTGAATGGGCTGACGGAAACCGATCTTCCTCATGTCTCGATAGCCAAACTCAGGCTCGACCGGGCCATCAGGTCCGATCCGGTAAAATCCATTCAGGCGCATGAACAGATCGCCGTGCTCACCAAGGCGGTCGCGGATTTCGCGCAGTTGGTCCAGTTCCGGCGTCTTATCCATTCTGGGTCTCCCATCTGGTTTTTTTGATAAAATGTAACCGAATAGCCAAGTTGACCTCGTGCTTTGAACGATAAGGATGGGCGACATGGAGCAGATGCGCGGATACGTCTATCGGCTTGTGCCGACCGAGTTGCAGGAACATCAGTTCCGGCAGTTTGCGGGCGTGTGCCGCCTGATCTGGAACCTCGCGCTGGAACAACGGCGCGTTTGGGGGAAGTCCCACGGCTGCAATTTCCATACCGCTGCACGCGACCTGAAAGACCTGCGGGCAGAGTTCGACTTTATCCGCGACGTGAGCCAGACCGCGCAGCAGCAGACCTTGCGCGATCTGGACACCGCTTTCCGTAACTTCTTTGCAGGACGCGCCGGGTTCCCGAAGCCGCGCCGGAAAGGCGAGGCCGATCAGTTCCGCTTCCTGGGGCGCGAGGTATCCATTCGTCGTCTCAATCGACGCTGGTCCGAAATCCGGCTGCCTAAAACTGGTTGGGTCAGATTCCGCGATACCCGGAAGATCGAAGGTGAAATTCGCAACGCGACCATCCGCCTGACGGCCTTGGGTTGGCAGGTCAGCGTCATGGCGCGATGCGAGGTCGCAGAGCCTGTCAGGCTTCCCGGTTCGGTCGGGATAGATCGCGGCATCAGTGTCCCGGTGATGTTGTCCACGGGCGAGGCGTTCCACCTGCCTGCCAGCCTCGCAAAGCTGGACCGCCAGCACAAGCGGGCCCAGCGGGTGGCGGCAAGGCGGCACAAGGGATCGAACCGCTGGCGCAAGGCCATCGCCCGTGCCGGGAAGCTGAAAGCCCGTCAGGCCAGCATCCGCGCCCATTGGCAGCATGAGGTTTCCACCAAGATCGCTCGCAGGTTCGGGACAGTGGTGGTAGAAAAGCTTCTGACCAAGAACATGACGCGCAGCGCCAAGGGAAGCGTGGATGCGCCGGGGCGAAACGTGAAGGCTAAGTCCGGATTGAACCGTTCCATCCTCAACGTGGGATGGTTCGGGTTGGAAACGAAACTGGCCTACAAACTTGCGGAACGCGGTGGGGAGCTTGCCCACGTCAATCCTGCCTACACCTCGCAGACCTGTTCGGCTTGCGGAACCGTGGACAGCAGAGGACGCGAAAGCCAAGCGTCCTTTGTCTGCCCTTGTTGCGGTTTCCGCGCCAATGCCGACCTGAACGCTGCAATCAATATCGAACGGCGGTGGAACACACCGTTGCTGTCCGTGGAGGCTGGCATTGGCTTGGCCCATGAAGCGGAAACTCTCCTTGACGTGGCCTAGTGGCGCTCTTGGAAATCTCCGGCTTTTAGGCCGGGGAAGATGTTAACCGTGGTGATGCTCATGCTCACGCCCCCACCTCCGGGTTGGTGATGGTCTGGACGCGGGGCGCGAAGAACGCAGCCTCAGCCTCGGAGATCATGTCGTTCAGCATTTCGAGGTGATGGTCCCGCAGCCACGCCGGCGGCTTCGCGTCCCTCGGGTCGTCAAGGTCGCGGATGATGGTGACGTGGCCGCCGCCGCGAAGATGTCGTGTGATGAGGTGGGTCATGATCATCTCCTGATGCTCGGGATGGCAGCCCCGCGAGGCTGCGCACCGGAACGTCAGGCCATCCCAAGCGCGGACTTGTACATTTCGAGGATCGCTTCCTCCTCGGCGATGTCGTCCTTGTCGCGCTTCCGCATCGCGATCACCTTGCGCAGAACCTTGGTGTCGTAGCCGCGGGCCTTGGCTTCGGCCATCAGCTCCTTCTGGCGCTCGGCCACGTCCTTCTTCTCAGCGTCCAACTGCTCGAACTGTTCGATGAACTGGCGAAGTTCTTCTCCTACAACGCTCATTGGGCGCTCCTTCCATGATTGGGATGGTAGTTGAGAGCGCGCTCAGCCGCTTTCCGGGCAAGGCGCGCGTCTCGAATGTTGGCAAAGCTTCCGATGTGGCGCTTTGCTCCAGCATCGGAGATCTCGACCACAAATCCGCCCCGGCGTGCATCACTCGAGATGCCAGCGGTGCCTGATGTGTTGGTCGAGCGGAGTTTTTGATTGCGACAGTTTTCCAGGTGGGAAACTTCCCGTAAATTGCCGGGTCTATTATCGGTGGGGTTGCCGTTGATGTGATCGATTTCACCGACTGGCCACCGGCCATTCACCATTGCAAAAATGACGCGGTGCGCCTTTAGGCTCTGCCCGTTAATCGCGACACGAACATAGCCCTTTGGGCACACCGACGCGGCCTGCTTGCCAGCGAATCTCGAATTCCATGTCTTGCAGGCGCGGGCCTGTTTCCAGCCGGACCCGGAGAACATATCGGCGGACCGCGCCTTCCAGAAAAGCAGTCCGGCTTCCTCATCCAACACAAGCAGATTGGACAACTCGCCGGCTGCGATGCCGTATGTGTTGTCGGTGTCGGTCATGGGGGTGTCCTCTCAGATCAGGCGGGGAAGTCGGCGCGGATCCGGTCGAGCATCTGGTCCAGCGCGTCGCTGTCCTGCTTGCGGATCGTGTCGAGCTGCTCGGCATAGGTTTCCATGACGCCGGTCAGTTCGGCTCCGGCGTCCAGCTCGGCGCGCAGCAGGCTTTCGACGTGGGACACGAAGATGCCGATGTCGGGATCATCGGTGGCGCCGGCCAGATCCATCGCGCCCTGGTCCTCGACAGGATCTTGGGGCGCCTTCAGCCGGGACAGTTTCAGGCGATACTCCTCACGCGCCTTGTCCTTGTCGTCGCCGGTCAGCTTGGCGCAATCGGCTCCAACCTTGTTCAGATCGTCTTCGGTCGCGGCGGCCTTGATCCGGGTCAGCACATCATCAAGCGACGGCGCGGTGGCCTTCTTCTTCTCGGCGACCTTGTTACGCACCTTGGCGCCGGCCGTGACGGGCTCTTCGGGCTCGCCCGGGGTGACGTCACGCATGACGGGCATGTCACGCGCCTCCTCGGCGATCGCGACGCCACGCAGGACATCGGCGAACGTGTCTCGCAGTGCGAAACCGCGGGCCCGGAGCTGGAGCATTCGCCGTGGGTACTGCTGCCAGGGTCCAGCTTTCCCGGACAGTCCGGCCCGTTTCGCCTCGTCCATCGTGAAGGTCCGAACGACTGCATTGGCTTGGCCGCGGCGGCGGATGGTGCAGGTCGCGACCTGACCATCTTCGCTGATTTCCTCGTCGATGCTTTCCAGCAGGCCAGAGCCCTGCACGAGGCCGAGCATTGCATCGCCCCAGATCGACGGGCGGCCGTTGATGACGGCGATCGACTGCATTGCCTGAAGCGGCTGAAGCCCGATTTCTGCACCCCATTGGCAAGCGATCAGAACGTTGCCGGGCCTGCCCTGGAAGTCCTTGGGCACGATCGAGGAGTCGGCCAGGATCTCGGCCATCTTCATCGCCTCGCCAAGGTTGGTCGGGGTCAGGATGCCCATGGCGGGACGAGCTTGCGGAGCCGGTGCCGCTTCGGTCTGCAAGGCGATGACGCCCCCCGGCTTGGTCATGGTGTTCATCTTCAATCCTTCTTGCTCTTGATGCGCAGCACGCGCGTTGACGTGGTCTTGCTGTAGAGATCAGCGATTCCGGGATGGTCGGCCCGCAGTGCCTTGGAATCGACGCGGGTCGTGGCCTGCGCTTTCAGCGTCGCGATGGGGATGCCCATGTCCTGGAGGATCTCGGCGTCCTGCATCTCGGCCAGAACCGTCAGCTTCAGAGCCTCTTCCCGCGCCTCGAGGATCTTGGCCTGCTCCTTGATCTCAGCCAGTTCTTCGATCGCCCGTGCTGCGGAGGCCGAGGCGATGCGGACCTTGCTGGCGACATGCTGCGGCCAGCGCGCCTGTGCATCGGCGAGCGTTTGCGGATCAGGAGCGACGCCCGTTTCTACCAGCTTCCAGAAGGCCTCGCCCTCGGTGAGCATGTCAGCGAACAGGATCGGATCAGCCTCGACGGTGTAGATCCGATAATCGTTGCCGCCGATCAGCACTGCGGTATCGGTAACGCTGGCCTTGGTGATTCCCATGTACCAGGCGTCTTGGCACAGGTAGACCTCTGGCACCTGATCGGTGCCGGGCTCGCCCCACAGGTTCGCGGCAAAGCCGTTCGCGGTTTTGCATTCCAGCAGGCGGTCGGTCGTCAGTCGACCATCGCGCCAGCGAACGTTGCCGGCGATCTCGGGGTTGATAACGGCACGGTCGATGTTTGCGACCGCGAAAGACGCTTCGGGGCAGATCAGCTGCGCGTTGACGCGCTGGATCTTGGCCCTGGTGCGGATCGCGTATTCCTTGGCGACGACCTCTTCGAGGACCGAACCCCAGTAAAGCCAGGGCTTCTCGGTTTCGTCCTCGGGCTCGGACAGGCCGCGCTTGTCGAGCCACACGTCATAGGCGGTTTTCCATTTCGACAGACCGAGGATCGCGGCGATGTCGGACCCGCAGATACCGGACCGGCGGCGTTCGAGGAATTCATTACGCTGGACGTTCATTTGATGTCCTTTCGGAATTGGTGCCCCGCGGTCGAGGGAGGGAGGAGACAACCGCGGGGCTGTTCGGCTGGCCATGGGAGGAGGCGCCAGCCGGTGGGGATTCATTCGGCCAACCGATCGGCGCGGTTGCGCTCGATGCGGTCGACGGTCGCTTGCGTCAGCAGCTTCACGGCCATGTCGCGGGGTAGGTTGATCGACCAGTAGTCGACGCCCCATCCGCCGTTGACGCGGATCGCGACGAGCGCGCAGTGACAGCCGTAGCCGCTGACCTCGTCATCAAAGAAGGCATCGCAGGTCTGGCCTTGCTCGTTCTGCGGATCGGTTTCTTCGACCCAGCAGTCGGTGATGTCTTCAATCCCATCGTGCGCGGGCAACTCGTAGGTCGGGAAGTTGAAGGCCATCACCAGCCCTCCTGCGCGCGGGCCACACACTCGTCGGCGGTGAGGTTGCGGCAGGCCAGCGGTTCCATGGTGGACGCGTCGATGGCGGCGGAAATGACCGGCGCCACCAGCCAGGCGCCGAACGCCAGCACGATCAGGACGCCCAGCACCACCAGCAGGATGTCGGTGCGGTAGCGGGGGCCAACCTCGGGCGCCGGATAGGCGCGCAGGTCGACAATTTCATCGGGGTGCGGATGGTTCGCGGTATAGCGGTTCATCTTGGGATGCCTCATCTGCGAGGACCGTGCGTGTGTCGGCCCTGTGAAATGAAGATGGCACGCTATGGCGTGCGATGCAAGAAGAAAAGAACGCTATGGCGTGCGGGTTTGGTTTGACGTGATTCGGTGTGGTGTTATCCTGCCGGTACCAGCGCCGGGCGACGGCGCATGAAAAAGCCCGCCGAGTCGGGCGGGCAGGGCGAATGTTCATGAGATGGGTTCAGCGACACCAACTAGGGCTGATCTTCGTCACCCTTTGGGCCATCGCGGCGTTTGCGATCAGCATCCAGTATGGTCTCGGCTATGACGCGGCTCGCGAGAACGACGACGAACAAGGCCGTGTGTGTTGTTGCAATCCAAGTGATCGGGTTGCCCATAACCGGAGCGTCCCAGATGGCCGCTGAATATGCGACTGCAAGCGCCCCTACGATGCCGAAACCGATAAAATATGTCAGGACTGTGCCCCACATAGCGGACAGAAGAGTGAGGCAGTTTCGCGGGGCGGTAATTGCGCTTCCGATGAAGACGCTGCCAAGCATAGCAAAGAACGCGATCACCGCAGCGGCGGCGAATTCCAGGCTGTTCATTCCCATCCCCGCAACATCCCCGTTTGGTCAGCTTGGCATCTTCCACGCAGGAGTCGAGTCCCGGTGCCGGTCCAGAAATCCCGCCTAAGTTAGTCGAGAATTACCGGGCTATTTCCCCACGCATGTGCTACAAGTTCACATCCGGGCGAAAATCGTTTCCCGGTGTCATGGAGGGCCTGCAATGGGCCACATACGGAAGATCCCGCAGGACGAGCAACAGATGCTACAGAACGCGGTCAACGGCATGGACAGCAAGCGTGTGGAAGCTGCGTTCAACAAGGCCATCAGCGAAATGGACGCCGCACAGGTGCGGTTCATCGCCGAAGAAGCCCGGCTAAGGGGCTATGACAAGTTGGGCGGAGAGCACTGAAAGCAGCGGCGGGGATGTTCTCCGCCGCTTCGCGTGGGCGCTCAGGCCAACGCCCCCCAATCCCTCAGCATATCCGCCCATTCACACAGCATCCGCTCGGCCCCGAAGTCGCCTTGCCGATGCCGTTCATCGGCCGCCATCATCAGCCAGTGCGGAAGCTCGGCCAGCGGAACAGATCCGGGATTGGTCGTCTGGAGCCTCAGCAGCCCCAGCACGACACGGGCCGCGATCTCGATTTGCTCTGCATCTTCACCGCGGTCATCCATACTTCCCCCTCAACAAATCGTTCCGCCTTGAGCCTTGCAGTTCCAGTAGCGGACGGCCTCGTTGAAATCGCTGATCGCTTGGTCGTTCTCGCGTCGCTGGCAGTCGACGAATGCCTCGACTTCATTCTGATAGTTGGCCAGTTCGCTGCGGCAACTCTCGAAGCTGAACTCGTCTTCGAATGTCCCATAGGCGCGGATGCAGTAGGGCTCGGTCGGCTCAAAGCAGGACGCCCCGGCCGCAACCGGAAGCAGCGCCAGCCCGATAGTCGCAAGGGCCCGCTTCATGGGTGCCGCCCGGATCTCAGGCTGTAAAGGAGCTGCGGGAAGGATATGACCGCGACCAGGATGACGTAGACGAGAAAACCGGTGTAGAGCCCACCGCTTATTTCCCGTCCGTGGATCAAGTTTCCCCAGAGGAAGCCGCCGGCTCCGATCGCAAGAAACCCGGTCATGATCGTCGAGAGATACCACAGCATCCGGCTACCTATCCTTTTGGTTAAGCAACTATGACGATTGTTCGCGTTATAAGGGTGTTCCCATACTGTTCCCGGCGTGGAGAGAGGGAATCGGGGAAGTTAATGTTGGACTTGGTTACGCAGGCTTTTGTTCTTTGGCGGCAGATGGATCCGGACCAGCGGCAGAAGGCAATGGAGTACCTCCAAGCAGCGATTGAAAAAAGTCGACCGCCAGACGCTGAGCCGTCTCCGGCAGTGCCTTGAACGACGCCAGAAAGGCGAGGTCATCTGTGGTTATCCGGACGCCGGTCATCACATAAAGGGCGGCGTCCTGGCCGAGGGCATCAAGCATCTTCGCGAGCTTGTCTGAGCCCGGCTCTTTGCCGTCCTTGATCATTTGCTGGATGTAGTTCTGCCCGTGCCCAATATCGGCGCTCAGCTTCTTGTAGCTGCGCGGATCGGCGTCAATGGCTTCTAACAGGCGGGCATACCAGTTCTTTTCCATGTTCATCTGCTAGCACGCCGTTGCGGGCATGGCGCGAACGTTATGGCGTGTATTGACGCGAACGCTATAGCGTGCGAATGTTGCGGCATGAGCAAGAAACTCCTTACCGAGCTTGAGGATCTGATGGCCGACACGGGTCTGTCGGCGCATCGCATCGGCATCCTTTGCGCGAACAATGGCCGCATCGTCGACCGACTTCGCAGCGGCGGACGCGTCTGGCCCGAGACCGAGCAGGAAGTGCGCGGCAACATCGCGAAAGTCCGCGAGACCCGCGCGCAGGCACACGAAGGGGCAGCGCAGTGAACGCCGCCCCTTCATTCCCCTCTGATCCGTCTGGTGGGTCTGCACACCCCATCAACACCACAGGATCTACTCAAATGTCTTTGCCCAAAGTTTTTGAACCGCGCACCTTCCGCGCCCGGTTCGCCACCTTCTGGTCGGACTTCATCCGCGCCAACTATCGCAATCCCGAGGAAGTCTCGGTTGCGTTCGGCGTGACATTCCAGACCGCGCTGAACTGGTGGAACGGAGCCAATCGCCCATCCGGCGATGTCGTTGCGCTCGCGGGCCGCCGCTTCATGGATTTCATGGAGGGCAAGGGATGATCCTGGCCCTCTCGATGATCAAAACCCTTGTGACTGGGGCGATCATGTTCTGCGTGGGGCTGGCTTTCCTGCCCCACTTCACCGCTACGCGCCTGACCTCGTTCCAAAAATTTTTGAATGACGAGATCGAGCGCAGGGAGAGGGCTTCCCGATGAACCGCGTCAACACCCGCGCCGATGATGACCAGGCGGTTCGCGTCCTGCGCTTCGCCAGCCTTGGGCACCGGATGCGCACGATCGAGGACCACCTCGGCATGAAGCACAACACCGCGTCGGTGCTGATCCGGCGCGTGATCGCCGACGATCTCCGCGACAGCGGCGAGTCCGAAGAAACGGTGCGCGCCGGGTACGGGCTCGCCGGATGGCGGAAGGGCGGGGCGTGAGGCCCCCACGCAACCAGTTGAACATGGAGAAGACAGTATGAGTTCGCTGCGTATCCTGATCGGCTGCGAGACCTCGGGCGTCATGCGCCGGGCCTTTGCCGCCCGCGGCCATGACGTCTGGTCCTGCGACCTGCTCGCGGCCGAGGATGGAAGCAACCGCCATATCGTCGGTGACGTGCGCGACCTGCTGCATGAGGGCTGGGATCTGCTCGCGGTGATGCATCCGCCCTGCACGCGACTTTGCAACAGCGGCGTCCGCTGGCTTCACACCCCGCCGCCGGGCCGCAGCCTGGACGAAATGTGGGCCGAGCTGGATGAAGGTGTTGCGCTGTTCACTGCCTGCTGGCAGGCGCCCATTGCCCGCGTGGCTGCCGAAAACCCGATCATGCACAAGCACGCCCGCGAACGGATGCCCGCGGATCTGCCTAAGCCGCAGATCGTCCAGCCGTGGTGGTTCGGAGAGGAAGCGTTCAAGGCGACGGGCTTCTACCTGCGCGGCCTGCCCGAGCTTGCCGCGACGAACCGGCTGATCCCGCCGAAGGCCAAGGATGAACCGGCGCGGCACAAGGCATGGTCAGCGATTCACCGGGCCAGTCCCGGCCCCGATCGCTGGAAGATCCGCAGCCGGACGTTTGACGGGATCGCAGACGCCTGCGCGGATCAGTGGGGCAGGCACGCCTTGCGCGCGGTGAGGGCCGCGGCATGAACCTCCCCGCCGGCCCCTTCGACATCATCCTCGCGGATCCGCCCTGGCGGTTCGCGTCCAACAGCGCGGGCAAGCCCGGGCGCAATGCGATACGCCATTACGATTGCCTCACCGTCGGCGAGATCGCGGCCATGCCCGTGCGCGAAATCGCCGCCGCGCAGGCCCTTCTGCTGCTGTGGGTAACGGTGCCGTTCGAGCATCGCGCCAACGAGGTGATCGAGGCATGGGGCTTCAAGGCCAAGTCGCGGATCATCTGGCCGAAGGGCCGGATCGGGACCGGGTACTGGGCCCGCAACCAGCATGAGCCTCTGATCATCGCGACGCGCGGCCGCTTTCCGTGCCCGCGGCCCGCGCTGTTTCCGACCTCGATCATACCCGGCGCGCAGCGCGAGCATAGCCGCAAGCCGGAATGGGTTCAGGACCAGATCGACAACCGTCTGCCGCATTGCCGGAAGGTCGAGCTGTTTGGCAGGCGCCAGCGCGCGGGATGGACAATCTGGGGGAACGAGTCCGACAGGTTCGCGGAGGTGTCGGCATGACCGCCACCCGCCATTTCCGCGAGCGCCTGGCGCAGCGTGTCAGCCCCGAGATCTGCGCCGACATGCTCGCGGCCGAGATCATTCGCGGCATTGCAGAGGATCGCACCGATTTCGTTCGGTTCGCATGCCGCAGCAAGACCGGGTCGCCAGTCTATCGGATCCACCTCGAACAGTTCGGGACGCTCTACGTCGTCGTCTCGCCGACGCTGACGCGGATCCTGACCATCATAGGGCCGGGGAACATGCTGGCCCGCGGCGGCAAGAGAAAGCCCAAGAGGTTGCGTGCATGACGACGAAGGCATTTGTCATTGCCCTTCCTTGGGCCAAGACCTCCGAGCTGTCCTCAAACAGCCGGCTCCATTGGCGCAAGAAGCACCGGAAGGTGAAGGCGCAGAAGCGCGTCGCCGACGCTCTCGCGCGCGAACGGGGATGGCACAAGGCCGATCCGATTCCTTCCGACGCGGAGCTGCGCGTGACGATCGAGTACCACCCACCGATGACCGTGACGCGGGTCGACGAGGACAATGTCGTAACGGCGCAGAAGGGCGCCCTGGACGCGCTGGCTGCGGTGCTGCGGGTCGATGACAGCAGGTTCAAACTGCAAGCCCCGGTGCGCGGGGATCGGACGCTCTCCGGCTTCGTCCAGATCTGGATCGAGGTGGTGACGTGAGCCACAAGGCCAACTACTGGCTCGCCAGCCTGGACCCGTCGCGCGTGAAGGCTGGAGCCTTCCGGGTGCTGTTCCATCTATGCGATCACCACAATGCAGAAACTGACCCGGCGCGGGCCTGCTTCCCGTCGCAAGACACCCTGCGAGATAAGACGGGGCTGTCGAACGGCGCCCTGAATAATGCCCTGAACGAGATGGAAGAGGGGGGCATTTTGCTCCGTCGCCGCTCGACAGTGCCAGGATCGAGGGAACGCCGCACATACTACATCTTGGGGTGCGACTTCGACCTGACCGCAAAGCAAACTCCAGAAAATGGAGTTTGTACTAACTCCAGCCCGCTGGAGCCAGAAACGGAACAAACTCCAGTTTCCGAGGCATCAAACTCCATTTTAGAGGCTAACAAACTCCAGCCCACTGGAGAGGAACCGGTAAGGAACCAAGTAAGTAACCAAGGAGGAGGGGAGGAGGGCGCACGCGAGGCGATGCCGGTCCAACAATCCCGGTCCCTCGTCTCGGCAATCGCCGACGCCCTTGGCTTCCTCGATCCGGACGGGCGCGGTTGGCCGAAATACTGGATGGCAGGCGACGCCCCGCTGATCGCAGCTCGCTGGCAGACTGACCTGGGCCTGACGGAGTCCGAGATCCTGACCGTCGCCACCAGCAACATGCGCGCCCACGGCAGCCCGGCCAACGGTCCGAAGACCCTCACTCCGCACATGCAAGCTTACGCCGCGGCGAAGAACGCCCCGCCTCTCGAAATTCCCACCGGGCGCGGCCAGCGATCCCCGCCTGAACCCGCCATCAACGACAACGTCATTCGCCTGCTGAACGAACGCCTCGGCATCACGGAGAAAGCGAAATGAGTGCCCTGCACGCCGCCGACCTGACCAACCGCCTCAACGACTATCTCGGTCGCCGTCAGCCGCCCCGTAGCTTCGCCGCAGACGACCGGCGCAAGGCTGACCAGATGGCTGCCTACGTCGCCATCCTGCGCAAATTTGCCCCGCACAGCGATGCGCTCGACGAATGGTGGGGGAAGTTCCTAGAGGCCCTGTCCGAGGTTTCCGACACCTGGGCGTGGCCGTCCGAGGGCGACGTCTCCAAGGCCTGCAAGGCCGCTTCGAAGCAGGTGGCCGCCACCGGGCCGGTATGGGAGATTGACCCGCTGACCGTGGCGCAGCGCCGGATCGAGAACGACGAGCCGATCGGGGATAGCTGGCTCTGGGGGCAATTCGCTGTCCAGCTGATCGGTCGCGTTGGACAGGCCAAGGTGCAGGAACGGCGCGACCGGCACGCCGCCCATCTGGTCCAGATCTACGGGATTGATGCCGCGCGCCGCATGGTCACGGATCTGCAATGGCGGCACAGCGAGGCCGTCAAGGCCACCGAGGAGGCCCGGCACGACAAGCCGAGGAACGTGAATCGGCCGGTCATCAGAAGCGTCAGCGAGCTGCTGGGTCCAGGACCCGAATACGTGCCGTATGTCCCGACGCAGGAGGCCGCGGAATAATGGCGCCACATCCGAAAACAGGACCGATCGACGATGCCGAAGCGTGGCTGATCTCCACTCCTGACGGGACATACCCCGAAGCATCCCGGCGGTTCGGCGTGACCCGCAATAGCCTGAAGGCGCGGATCGAGAACAAGTACGGCTCCGTCGCTGCGGCCCGCCTGATGCGCGATGCAGGCATCCTTAAGCCGGACGCGGGCAGGATCCTCGGCCCGGTCCGGCGATGCTCTCGCTGCGGCGTCTCGGTCCGCATGGATCGGAACCAGCGCATGTGCCGCGAGTGCAACGACGAGATCCGGTACATCGAGGAACACATCGGGCGCGAGGAAGACCTGACGCGGGTCGAAATGCGCCTGGAAGCGCGCAGGGCGCGCGCAGCAGGTGGGGGTGCGTGATGGCTGCGAAGAAGACCACGACCGCGAAGCCGAAGGCACCGGTGAAGGCGAAGCGGCCGGCCAAGCCGAAGGGGCCGTCGCGCGAGGAAGTGTTCGCGAAAATCTGCGGCCTCATCGGTGAAGGCGTCAGCCTGCGCGAAATCTGCAAGCAGGATGATATGCCCGACAGGATGACGGTATTCCGGTGGCTGTCGGACTCTGAAGCCTTCCGCGACCAGTACGCGCACGCGCGCGAAGTACAAGCGGACACGATCTTCGATGAAATTCTGCAGATCGCTGACGACGCGCGCAATGATTGGATGGAGCGCAACGACGAGGGGAACGCCGGCTACGATTTCAACGGCGAACATGTTCAGCGCGCCAAACTGCGGATCGAGGCGCGCAAGTGGATGGCCGGGAAGCTTCGTCCGAAAAAGTACGGTGACAAGATCGACATGAATGTCAGCGGCGGCCTGGTCATCGAGGGCGCCGAGGTTAAGTTCGTGGGAGACGAGGAATGACTACCGCGCGTCAGCAGCAGGCCATGGACTTCATCCGCAGCCACATCGTCGAGCATGGGCACTCGCCCAGCTACCACGACATCATGGCGGCGATCGGGATCAACAGCAAATCGGGCGTGCATCGCATCATCTGCGCCTTGGAAGGGCTTGGCCTGATCCGCCGCGCCTATGGTCGCCGCCGCTCGATCGAGTTGGTGCAGCCGGTCGACAATGCACTGCGGGTCGTGTTGGAGCGATGCAGCCTCAGTGCAGCGACGCGGGCCGAATTGTCCGCGCTGGCGGCAGGGGCGCAATGATCCTTCGCCCCAGCACCCCGAAGGTCTTCGCGCCGCTGTGGCGGTCCAAGCGCCGGTATCTCGCCGCGCATGGCGGTCGTGGCAGCGCCAAGTCTTGGGACCGAGGTGCGCACATGATCTTTCGGCATGTCATGGAGCCGGGCCTGTCCTCGATCTGCCTGCGCGACGTGCAGCAGTCCTTGAAGGACTCGGTGTTCAAGCTACTGGTCGAGACTGCCGAGCGCATGGAGGTGCTTGAAGCGTTCAAGCCGGTCGAAAGCGACAAGCTGATCCGGGCGCCGGGCGGCGGCATCATCCGCTTTGCGGGCATGAACGAGTTCAACGCCGAAAACATCAAGTCCCTTGAGGGCTTCGACATCGCCTGGTGGGAGGAAGCCCAGACCGCCAGCGACGGCGCGCTGACCATGCTGCGCCCGACACTGCGCAAACCCGGCTCGCAGATCTGGTTCACCTGGAACCCGCGCCTGCGCTCCGACCCGGTCGACGTCATGATGCGGCAGGATCCGCGTTTCGATGACAGCCGCACCGTGGTCGAGGCCAACTGGCGGGACAACCCTTTCCGCGGTGCCGAGCTGGAGGAAGAACGCCTGCTCGATCTCGCGGGCGACGAGGCCAAATACCAGCACGTCTGGGAAGGTGCGTACGAATCCGAATCCGACATGCAGTTCATTGGCGGCGGGATCGTCCGCGAAGCCATGTCCCGCGCGCCTAACCCCACCATGGAGGATGAGCTGATCCTCGGCGTCGACGTGGCGCGGTTCGGCGATGACCGCTCCGTCATCTGGGCTCGCCGCGGCCGGGACGCCAAGACCATGTCGCCGATCGTGCTGCAAGGCGCGGACACGATGCAGCTGGCCGCCCGCGTCATGGCCGAGGTCGACCGGCTGACGCCAGATGCCGTGTTCATAGACGAGGGCGGGGTCGGTGGTGGTGTCGTCGATCGGTGCAGACAGATGGGTTACTCGGTCATTGGCGTGAACTTCGGCGGCAAGGCGGATCGGGCGATCGAGGGCGTTCCGAGGACGGCGAACAAAAGAGCCGAGATGTGGGCCACCATGCGGGAATGGTTGAAGTCGGGAGGGTGCATTCCAGATGACCGCCGACTTGAGATGGATTTGACAGGACCGCTTTACTCATACGATCCGAATAATCGCATAGTTTTGGAGCGCAAAAGTGACATGAAAAAGAGAGGGGTGGCGTCGCCAGATTTGGCGGACGCGCTGGCCCTGACCTTTGCCTATCCAGCGGTGGCGCGATCAATCGCTCGCCAGCAGCAGGATCGGCGGGCCAAGGAATGGCATCCTGTTTGGGGCGATCAGCGCTAGCGCCGCCATATATCGCCCCCATCCGGCTTCCTAACCTTGCCCCTGCAAAGCAGCAGGGGTCGAGACATGCCAACCGCAACACTCACAATCGCGTCGACCTGGACCAGTGCCGCGACCGGCGCGACGAATGTCCTGATCCCGGCAATCGACCGCGGGTTTCGTTGGGCGATCACCACGGGCAGCGCGCCGGCCATGAGCCCGGATGTCTGCCCATTCGTGAAGGCGGGGGATCAGCTGTCCCTCCAGCTAGCGGCAGGCGAAACGCTGTACGTCACCGCGTTCCCGGCGCTCAGCACGACGGTGACGACGGGTGCGTGACGGATCGTGTTTCACACAGTCGCGCTTCGGGCGCAGCAGGCTGTCGTCCGGACGGCTTGTGGGCGTCGCGCTGACCGAAAGCCGCCTATCCGGCACGACTTGGCCCGAGGCGGCGCAATCGTATCCCGCCAACCTCGTCCCGCAACCGGCTGGCGAGTTTGGTAGTTCGACGGGCTGGAATTCGTTCCCCGGCCTGACCATCGACACCGTCGATGGCGTTGCCCGGTGGAACGGCACCAGCACGGGCACCTCGGTCATGGCGATCAACATGGTCACGCCAGCGGTGCTGGGCCGTGAATACGGCATATTGGAAGGCATCAAGATCCAGACAGCAGGGAACGCCAACCCTCGCATCCAGTCGCCTGCGATTACGACAACCGGTAGCGGAATAAATACGGTGGGGCACCACTCCCGCCGAGTGGCCGCTACCGCAGAGCAGACGCAAGCAGGAATGGCCGTTACTCCCGGTGCAAATCTGGAGATTGACTATCTACGCGCATACGACCTGACCCAGATGATGACCAAGAAATGGCGCATCGTACTTGTCTATTCGCAATCCAATTGGGTTGGACCGGGCGATGCCGCTGATCGGTTCACCTACGACCTTCCCGAGCCGCGCGCCATCGTGATCCCATGCAAAGAAAATCTCCTGCGAGGCGTTACCTTGGATGCGGAAGGTATCGGGGTTCCGATGATCCTGGTCGATCCAGTGGAATATCTGTCCGGCAACCAAGGCGGGGGGCCTGCTGGTGCGTTCGCTCGCACCTTCTGCGACGGGCTTCGGGATGACGAGATACTGATCTATGCGGCCACCGGGTATTCTGGGGGCGGGCGACTTGGCACCGGCTCGCCTGACGGGGCGTGGAACCGGGATGACAACGGGGTGGCATGGGCCAACCTCTTGAAGCAGGCTGATGCTTTGGTTGCCCGCGCTCCGGCTGGGTCGACGGTTGCCGGCTGCCTGTTCTGCCAAGGCGAAGCGGACCTGAGCATCAACGCGGGCGATACCCACACCCTCGCAATCCGCGGCGATTTCGAACTGCTACGCGCTCGATACGGCCAATTCCCAATCGTCATCAGCGAAATCGGCAGAACTGACAGGACGGAACCCACCGTTGCCAACATGGTCGCGTCACAAGCCAAGTTGGACAGCAACAGCGGCGATGCTTTGTCGTTGCCATTGTGCCGGTACATTCCCCGACCCGCGGATTCAGTCTTCGTTGACGCTTCGCATTACGACCAGCCGACGCAGCGCATCAGGGGCGCGCTAGCCGCGACCGCGCTGCTGGAACTGAATTATGGTGGGGCGCAGCTATGAACCGCTGGACGTATGACGGCGCGTTCGTGCCGCCCGCCGTTGTGGAGGAATAGCCATGGCAACGACGCAGAATTTCACGGTTAACGCGGCAGGCTGGACGCGGATCGCGTCGGGCCGCGGCAATGGGCAGGTCGTCAAGGTCGAGGGGGCAGGGCCCTTTGTTGTCGCCGTGACGGTCGGGAAGGCAACCGAGGTGCCGGGCATCCCGGCGCTGACCGGGCACCGGGTCGAAGTGTCCACCGACCTGCCGCTGGTGAACAACCAGCACCTCTGGGCCACGGCCTCGGTTTCAACTCAGCTGACGGTGACCTGATGGCAACTGCAACGCAGATCGTCACGCTGTCCGAGGACTGGACGCTGATCGCCACGGCCAAGGGCCGCGACGCCATGCTGATGGTCGATGCCTATGGCATGGTCCAACTGGCAATCGCAGACGGTGAGCGCCCGACTGCATCCCTTGCGCAGGGCCACCAGTTCAGTGGCCCGTTCCTTGGGCAGGTGCGCGGTGCCGAGGTGGTCTGGGCGCGAGGCGCAGGGTTGCAGGTCGCGGTCACGCTGCTTCAGGTCGTCACGGGCTATGATGCGACGGCTTCCGCGCGGGCTGCGATCGTCGCAGAACAGGCGCTGGCCGTGGCCAATGAGGCCTACGGCGACACGGCAGAGAACAGGGAGGCCTCCGAAGCCGCCCAAGCAGCCGCACAGGCATCAGCAGCGCAGGCAGACGCGGCGGCGGGGCAGGCGGAAGTCGCGGCCGAAGATCTCCGCAATGTCGAACAGGGCGAGCTTCTTACTGACGGCGGCGCGGACGTGATGACGCTGGATACGCAGGGCGCGCTGATCCGCATGTATGATGATGGGCTAGATCTGCTTCCGGGCAGGGCGTTGACCAATCGCGTCTTTGACAATGGCACTGAGGCCGGTGATCTGGGATCCGATCTCGGGGCAGTAATCGAGGCCCTAGACGGAGTGCCGATCCGCAAGCTTTACTCCGATGGTCACGACTTCATTCCTTCGGCCCGTTTCATCGACCGCTTCCGCGCTGCTGGCCTTGGCGGCGGCGGCCTGACCGCAGACGGTTGGGCCACGTCACCGGACGGTACTTTCACTGCGCAGGCCGGTCAGCATGGCGTCTTGGCGGTGGACCGGTTCGAGGATCGCGGCGACGGGGTGCGCGTGCCGGTCGTGGTCATCAATGGCCAGACCCGTAAGGCGATCATCATCAGTGTCTACGGCCAGTCGAATGCCAACGTCACGCCAATGGGCGATCCGCTGTTCTGGGACACGCCCCCATTCCCCTATCACGCCTTCATGCTGGACGACATGAACACCGGGCCGAACAAGCGGGGCGGCATGATGGGATGGCAGGGCGTCACCGTGTCGCGCGGAACGCGGATGGTGAATGCCAGCGAGATCGCGCGCGAGACGCAGGACTACGCCTCTGCCGCCTTTGCCCGGCTGATCATGATGGACGGTCCTATTCGACGCGCGGGTCTGATCCGCTCCAGCGCATGGGGCGGTCAGGCGCTTATCGGTCCGTCCGCGGGCCTTGGCATCTGGAAGGACAGCACCGGGGCTTACACGAGTTCCTGGGCCAACTGGACCGGCGACATTCAGCAGGCATACGACCTTCTCACTGCGGAAGGGTTCGACGTCGATAAGATTTACATCTGCTTCACCCATCAGGAAGAAGACTGGCAGACGGCCCGCGCAACCTACCTGTCGCAGTTCCTCGGCATGAAGGCCGACCGCGAGGCGATCTGCACCGCTGCATTCCCCGGTGTGCCGGTTCATTGGTTCGTGGATCAGGCTTCCGGTTCGGGCTTGCGGACGCCGAAATACATGGGGGGGGCGTGGCCGGATCGCATGGCGATCTACGACGCAACCCTGCCCGGGAATGGCGGCGACAACATCACTATGGCGATGCCGCGCTACTGGATGACCTTTGGTCTGACCACTGGTGGCGTTCTGGAAGACATCCACCACAGCTATCGGTCCCGCGTCTGGCAGGGCGAGATGTATGCCCATGCCATGCATGCTGTCGAAATGGGGCAGGAATGGCGCTGCCCCTCGGCCACGGTCAGCGGCAACGACGTGATAGTTGATTTCGACAGCATCGAGCCGTTGGTGATCGACCCGACCTTCTGCAAGGTGCGTCCCGACATGGGGTTTGTCATTGGCAATGGCGCGGTCGTCACCGGCGTGCGCTTGACCGGGCAGCGGCAGGTCACGGTGTCCTGCGCTACTGCCCCGGCCACCAGCATCAGCTACGCCTATCGGACTCAGGACATCAACGACGTGGCCGATATCTGGCCGATTTCCACAGGCGCGATCCGCGATGCATGGGAAGCGCCTTCCGCCTTCGATCCCGGCAAGAAGCTGGTGCGCGCCGCGCTCGGCTTCCAACTGACCCTGTGAGGTAACAGATGCCCCTGAACGTGAAAGTCGAAAACCCGTCCTTCTATGCCGGAGCCACGCTTCCTACTGTCCCGAGCTTCGCGGACGTCATCAATGGCGTCAGCGGTCTCGTGGGGCTATGGGAACCGTCCACGCTGGCAGACGGCGCAGTTGCGAGCCTGCCCCCGTCCTACGGCACGGCCACCCTGACGCCCAACATCGCCAGCGTGAACAAGGCCACCATTGGCGGCAAGCCCGCGATCACCTTTGATGCCGCCACCTCTCGCCTGAACGGCCCGGCTTGGCCGTTGGGCGCAGGCACCCCGGCGACAATGATCTGCAATTTCTACCTCAGGGTTGAGACGGGGGATTTTCAGAACATCTTCGGCCCGCCTCCCGGCCGCATTATTTATCGGGATGGCTCAAACAGCTCGTTCCCCCAAGGCCTGCACTACGCGTCCACCGACAGCATCAGCCCCATGCCTCTCGCTGCTCCTGTCGTCGGCTGGCACCTGTTGGAATTCTACGTCAATGCCACGACTGTGCGCGTCATCATCGACGGGGTTGCCTACAGCACCACCGCGACCGGCCTTGCCTCGGCGCTGTTTAACTTCGGCAACCCGAACCAAGCAGGCACGAACACCAGCATCGCGCTCGGCAAAGCCTTTGCCGCCAACAGCGATATTTACGGCACCCCCGCCGCCGATACGATCAAGGCGTATCTCGCGCTCTGATCTAACACCCCGGCCCGCACTCTGCCAATCGCGAGCCGGATACACGGCCACTCGTTACATGGGACCGCACCGACCCGCGTGAGAATGGGATCTCGCGTGGCCGATGCGGCATCCTTCCTACATCCGGCCGGATACAGCAAGGATTGCGGGCGGTAGCTACCGCTCGCTGCCCAATCCCACCTAACACGACAGTGCCAGATTACACAGTGCGTTTGCGCACAGACCGCATGTCGCCCGCGCGGCGGCTTTTTCTTTCGCTGCCATATATCGAGCCTGTCTGGCTCCGCATCCTCTGCCCTGAGAAATTCGCGAGGCAGATCATGTGTGGCGCACCCAAGGTGGAAGAACCGACCCAGCTCCAGGCGAGCAAGGAGCCGGTCTTCAACACGTCCAGCACGACGCAGCGGTCCAATCGCGGCCGCCGCGGCACGATCCTGTCGCAAGCTGCTGCCCCGTCCCCCGTGGTCGCGCCCGCCTCGGCGGCTGGCGGCAAGACGCTCCTGGGCCAATAGGGCGCGCGCCGATGCCCCCGATCTCCGATCCCACGCTGCGCAAGACGCTCGACCACCGCAAGAAGGCGATGGCCGACGAATACAGCTATTGGGAATCGCATTTCCGGGAACTGCGCGACGCGATCTTGCCGACGCGCGGTCGGTTTGACGCGGGTGAGAGGCGGGCCAATTCCTCGATCAACAAGCGGCTGCTGGACAACACCGCCCAGATGGCACTGCGCACGCTGCGCGCCGGGCTGATGTCGGGCGTTACCAGCCCGTCTCGCCCGTGGTTCCGGCTGGGGCTGCGCGGCTCCAGCGCGGATGATGTCGAGTTCGAGGTCAAGGAATGGCTGCATGAGGTGCAGCGCCGCATGTACGAGGTCATGCGCGGCTCGAACATCTATCGGATGCTCGACAGCACCTATGGCGATCTCGGGCTTTACGGCACCGCCGCCAACCTCGTCGTCCATGATTTCGAAGACGTGGTCCGTGGTCACAGCTTCCCGGTCGGGCGATTCCAGATCGGCGAAGACGGCAATGGCCGCGTCACCGGGCTGTATCGCGAAATCGACATGCCAGTCCGGGGCATGGTCGAAACCTGGGGTGTTGATGCCGTCTCGACGCAGGTCCGGCGGGATTGGGACCGGGGCGATTATTACAAGACCTATACCGTCTGCCAGATGATCGACAAGCGGGCCGACGGCGACGAGAAGGCGCCCAAGGCCAGCGGACGTCCGTGGGCTTCGGTCTACTGGGAAAAGGCGCAGACCAACACTTTCCTTCAGATCGGCGGGCACCGGGTCAAACCGCTGCTGGCGCCGCGCTGGGAACAGGTCGAAGGCGAGGCGTGGTCCGCGACGTCGCCGGGCATGATCGCGCTCGGCGATGCCCGTTCGTTGCAGGTCAGCCAGGAACAGAAGGCCATCGCGATCCAGAAGATGCACAATCCGCCGCTGATCGGGGGCGCGGTGCAGGGTGGGATGTTCTTCGCGAACGTGCCGGGCGGGTTCACCTCCATGGCGCAAACCGATCTCGCAACAGGGGGCATTCGGCCAGCCTATGAGGTGAAGCCCGACATCAACGGCCTGATCGCGGACATTCAGGAAACGCAGACCCGGATCGATGTCGCCTTCTACAAGGATCTGTTCCAGATGGCGCAAGTCGCCTTGGAGGGGCGCAGCCAGATCACGGCGCGCGAGATTGCCGAGCGCCATGAAGAAAAGCTGATGGCCTTGGGCCCGGTGCTGGAAAGCCTGGACCATGAGCTTCTGCAACCGCTGATCGAGGCGACCTTCGCCTATATGCAGGAAGCCGACATTCTGCCCGACGCGCCCGATGCGGTGGTCGGGCAACCGATCAAGGTCGAATACATCTCACTGCTGGCGCAGGCGCAGAAGGCGATTGGCGTCGGGTCGATCGAGCGCACCATCGGGTTCGCGGGCACGCTGGCGCAGCTGAAGCCCGAAGTCCTCGACATGCTCGACAGCGACCAGATGATGCGCGAGTTCGCGGACCAGGTCGGCGCGCCGCCCGGAATCCTGCTGTCGCCCGACGAGCTTGAGGCGAAGCGCGAAGTGGGCAGGCAGGCTGCGGCCCGCGCCAATGCCATGGCGGCCGCCGAACCGATGGCCGGGGCGGCGAAGCTGCTCTCTGAGGCTAACCTGAACGGGATCGACGCCTTGCAGCGGGGGGCCGCGCTGTGAACGTCGACCAGATCATCATTGAAAACCGGGATCGCAAGATCCGGCAGGCATGGGAGGCCGTGCTGCGCCAGCCCGAGGGGCGGCTCGCGATCTGGTCCATCCTCGAAAACTGTCACCTGTTTTCACAGACCCATGCCGGGGATGCCCACGATTCCTACCGCGCTGGGATGCGCGAGATCGGGCTGCGGATTCTGAACGACAGGGTCTTTCCGCACGACACCCGCACCTTCGCCGGAATGCAGACCGAGCACGCCGAGATGATGGCCGAAATCCAGCACGCGGCGGAACAGCAAGCCAAAAGGGAACAAGCTGATGAGTGATGCAGATGCCGCGACCACAGCCGCCGAAACCACCGAAGCGACCGCCGCCGAAACGGGGGGCGTGACCGACGAAACCACGACCGCCCAAGACGCGGCCAAGGAAACGCCCGCCGGTGATGCGCAGGATGCCACGCCCGAGCCGTTCACGCTGACCGCGCCCGAGGGGGCCGAGGCGTTCCAGGCGGATTTCGACGCGTTCGCGGGTGACATGAACACCTGGCTGACCGCGAACCCGGCGGCGACGCCGCGCGAGGCGCTGATCGAGGCGGCGAACCGTCAGGCGCGCATGGTCGGGGAAAGCCAGGCGGCAATGCTGGCGCAGGCGCAGCGCATCGAGGCGCAGAGCGCGGCATGGCGCGCCGAAACCGAGGCGATGCCGGAATTCACCGGCGATGCCAAGGACAAGACCATTGCGACCGTCATCAAGGGCGTGAAGGCCACGGGTGGCGACGAGCTTCTGCAGATGCTGGACCAGACCGGGCTGGGCAACCACCCAGGGCTGATCCGCATGTTCCTGAATGTCGGGAAGGACTCGGCCGACACCGAGGTCGTGACCGGCAAGACCGGGACGTCGACGCGGCGCAGCTTTGCGTCCGCGCTTTATGGCAACGGCTAACGAGAGGATTGAACCATGGCCGAGCTGAACGTGAAAAACCCGGGTCTTGTCGACATCCTGACTCGGACCAACGCCGACGGGTCCATGCCCCAGATCATCGAACTGGCTGAAAAGCTCAGCGCGATCATGGTGGATGCGACCTATACCGAGTGCAACGATGGCGCTTCGCACAAGCATATCATCCGCACTGGCATCCCCGAACCGGCTTTCCGCCGCTACAATGCCGGGATCAAGCAGACCAAGACCACGACCGCGAAAGTGACCGACACCACGGGCATGATCGAATCCATTTCTGTGGTCGACAAGGCGCTGGCCAAGCTGAATGGCAACGAGGCCGCGTTCCGCGCGGGCGAAATGGTCGGCACCATCGAAGGCTTCAACCAGTTCGTGGAGCGGAACTTTTTCTATGGCTCGACCGACGTCGTGCCGGATGGGTTTATGGGCATGGCCCCCCGCATGGACGATCCGACCGTCGCCTCGGGCCGCCAGCTGGTGAACGCAGGTGGCACCGGATCGGACAACACCTCGATCTTCTTCATCACCTGGGGGCCGCGCGCCACGTCGCTGCTCTATCCCAAGGGCTCGGTCGCGGGCCTGTCGCACACCGACAAGGGTGAGCAGTTCTGGGACGCGCCGGATAACAGCGGCAAGTTTCTGGCTCTGGTCGACCACCTGAAATGGGATATCGGCGCGGCGGTGGGCGACTGGCGCGGTAACTCGCGCATCGCGAACATTGACGTGTCGGCCCTGACCTCGAACGCCGCGACCGGCGCCAACCTGCTCGACCTGATGGTCGATGCCGAAGTCAAGGTGAAGTCCTCGGGTCGCGTCGGTGTCGACGGCCACGGCAACCTGATCGAAGGCAAGACCGTGATCTACGTCAACCAGACGATCGCGGCCTTCCTGCGCAAGCAGGCGCTGAACAAGGCCAACGTCCAGCTTCGCCTGGAACAGGTCGAGGGCGAATGGATCACCATGTGGGGCGGCTTCCCGATCCGCTGCACGGACGCGATCTCGAACGCCGAAGCCGCGATCACCTTCCCGTAATGCCTGGGGCGGCCTTCGGGCCGCCTGCAACCGCATCTGAAACATGGAGTAAGACGATGCATCTCGACGCACAGAACCTGTTCTCGGACGCCCAGGCTTTTACGGCAACCGCGAACTCCACCAACTATCTGGATCTCGGCGATACCGCGCAGCCCGTGCTGGCCCCGGCCAAGCTGGTCCGCGACATCGGCGGTGCCTATGACGTGCCGCTGCTTGTCCAGGTCGTCACGGCCTTCACCGGCCTGACCTCGGTCGAGGTCCAGGTCCAGACCGACGACAACACGGGCTTTTCCTCGGCCAAGACCGTCGCCAGCTCGGGCGCGATCCCGCTGGCCTCTCTGGTCCCGGGCTACAAGTTCCCGATCCCCGTGATCCCGCCCGGCGCCAACGAACGCTACATGCGCCTGCGCTATGTGGTCGTCGGCACCGGCACCGGCGGCGCCCTCACCGCTGGCATCGCTGCGGGGTTGCAAACCAATGGCTGACGATGCGCTGATCTGGGTCGTCGCCAAGACGCGCGGCCAGACGCCGGATCGGATCTGGCACGATGCCGATGATGGCCCGTTCCAGATCCCGGACCACCTGTTCTCGCGGCGCTGGATGGAGCGGGCAAAGCCTCGCGATGTCGCGGAAGCGCTCGATGGCGACGGGGCCGCTGCGGTCGCGCTCGATGACATGAGCGATGCGGCCCTGCGGGAGCGATATGCGGAAGTGATGGGCGAGAAAGCCCACCGCGCCGCCAAGCGGGAAACGCTGATCGAGCGGATCACCGACAAGCTGAACGAGGACTGATCCTGTCCGGCCCTGTCATGGGGCCGGGCCTTACCTTGGGGGCCTTGATGCAATCCGCAATCGCAATCTGCAACGTCGCGCTGACCACCTATCTTGGGGCGCGCAGCATCACGGCGCTTGGTGAACCCTCTCCAGAGGCGGAACAGTGCAACCTGCATTATGACCGGGTCCGGCAGTCGCTGCTTCAGCGATGGGCTTGGGTGTTCGCCGGGACGCGCGAGGCGCTGGTGCAGATGGCCGAGAATGACCGGGAAGAGACATGGGCCTATCGCTATACCCGGCCCGCGAAGATGATCGCGGTGCGCTGGGTCAATGATCTCGCGGTTGCGAAGCTGGCCATGTCCCGCGGCATCACCCCGGACAGCCCGCGCGAGATGACAGCGGGCAGCATCTATTCCGACGTGCCCGGCGCGCATATCGAATTCACGCGCGATGCCGAAGACCCCACCGAATTTCCGCCGGCCTTCGCCGATGCCTTTGCCGCGTCGCTGGCTGCCGCTATCGCAATGCCGATCACCCGCGATGCCAGCAAGGTCAAGGCCGCCAACGACTATGCCCGAGGGATGCTGGACGAGGCGATGGTTCTGGACTTCAATTCCCGCCCCGCGACCGAACAGACCTTCTATCCACCGCAGCTGCAGGTGCGGGGCTTCGTCTGATGCCTAGCGCCAAGTTTCAGCCATCCTTTGCCGCCGGGGTTCTCGGTCCCGGCCTGTGGGGCCGGATCGATCTCGCGAAATACGATTCCGCGCTCAAGACCGGCAAGAACGTGTTCGTGCATATGCATGGCGGCGTCAGCAATCGGCCCGGCCTGCGCTATGTCTGCGAGGTGATGAACAGCGGCTTTCCGCATCGGCTGGTGCCGTTCGTGCGCGAGGTGGACGATACGGCGGTGCTGGTCTTCGGCAACAACGCCATGGGCATCGTCTCGAACGGTGCGCGGGTCCAGTCCGGCGGGACCGATTACACGATCTCGACGCCCTGGAGCGCCGCCCAGGTGGACACGCTCGACACAGTGCAGTCCGTCGACGTGGTGTTCACGGCACAGCGCGCGGTTTCTCCCCGGCGGATTTCCCGGCTCGGGCCGACGAACTGGACCATCAGCACCGTTCCGATCAATCCGACCGTCGCTGCTCCGACGATCTCCAGTGTCGATTCCCATGGTGGAGTTGTCGGGGATGCTGACGGGGAGGATTATTCCTATCAGGTCACGGCCGTCATCGATGGGACCGAAAGCTTCCCCTCGGCAATCTTCACCATCAACGATGTCGAGCGGCTGGACGAGGCCGGGGCCTATAACCTGATCACCTTCACGGCGGTCACGGGGGCCGACGAATACCGGATCTACAAGGTCCGAAGCGGGGTCGGGGCCTATATCGGCTTCACCTCTGGCCTGACATTCAAGGACGACAATATCAGCGCCGATGTGACGGTCACGCCACCGGTCGCCGCGTCCTACTTCGCGGGTTCGGGCAACTTCCCCTCGGTCGTTTCGATCTATCAGCAGCGTCTCGCTTTCGGGGCCAGCGACAATGATCCCGAGACGGTCTGGATGTCACGGGTCGGAGATTACCTGAATTTCACCAAATCCCGCGCCCTGGTGGCAAGCGATCGGGCAGAGTTCGATCTGTCCGGGGAACAGCTGAACCGGATCCGCGCCATGCTGCAGCTGCGCGACCTGCTGGTCTTCACCTCGGCGGGGGAGTTTTCCGTCACCGGACCGGACGGCGGATTCGATGCGACGAACCCGATCGTCACGCAATACGGTTATGTCGGATCGTCCCAGGTAAAGCCGCTGGTGGCGGACGACACCGCGCTGTTCGTGGACCGGTCGGGCCGGAACGTGCGGGATCTGCGCTATGCCTATGAAAGCGATGGCTATGCCGGAAACGACCTGACCATCTTCGCAAGCCACTTCTTCGAGCGCCGCAAGATCGTGTCCTGGGACATGGCCAAGAATCCGTGGTCGGTGATCTGGACGGTACTGGACAACGGCAAGCTGCTCGCCATGACCTACAAGCGCGAACACCAGATCTGGGCATGGACCGAGATGGTAATCGATGGCTGGGTCGAAAGCGTCTGCTGTGTCCCGGAGGGCGGGAACGACGCAACATACCTGATCGTGCGCCGCACCATCAACGGCACCGACCGGCGCTATATCGAGCGGTTTGACGACCGGGAATTCGACGATGCCTCGGGCGCGTTCTTCGTCGACTGCGGTATCACCTATTCCGGCGCCGCGATCACCACGGTCACGGGTCTGGATCACCTTGAGGGGCGGGCGGTTGTCGCGCTGGCCGATGGTGACGTCGTCCAGAACCTGACAGTGACCGGCGGTGCCGTCACATTGCCGCACGCCGCATCAACGGTTCATGTCGGCCTGCCGTTCACGGCCGAAATCGAGACACTGCCGCCCGCGATCCAGTTCGACGATATCGGTTCGGCGCGCGGTCGGCCGCACAGCATCAGCGCGATCCGGATTCAGATGGAGGCCACGCGCGGGATCAAGGTCGTGACGGAGGATGGCAGGGCGAACGAGCTGGTGCAGACCGGCGGCGACCTGTCGCAAGAAATCCCGCTCTGGACCGGGATGCATGAGCTGACCGCGCCACCGCAATGGAACAGGGACGGGACGATCAAGATCCGGCAGGATTACCCGCTGCCCATGACTGTTCTCGGCCTGGCGATCGACCTGACCATCGGGCGCAACTGA